TATCGAAATCAGAATTTTTTAAATTACTTATTATGTCGCCTATAACTTGTAGCATATCACTTAACACGTCTTCCTCGTTGCTTTCGTCTTTACTAACTAAATCCATTACAATAAATTGAAAGCTATACGTTAAAATATTTTGCTCAAAATTTGCAGTTTCTGTAGATATATGTAATAAAGGGTATGTAGTGTTAACTAAATCTACTTCGAATACGTCGCCTATCGTAGTAGTTTTTATTATTAAACTGTCGTCGCCTAATTTTCTGAATAAATCATATAACATATTCAACGTTATATTTTTTATTTCCTGTCCTTTATATATTATCATTTTTTATTTTGTAAATATGTTAAGTCTTTTTGATATGCTATAAAATTAAAACATTCATTTACTGATAATTCTAAAACTTCATTAAACTTTAGTATATCACCATTTGCAAGACTATATATTAAATTGTACCAACCGTATTTTTCGTTAAATTGTTCTTCTTCTGTTTTAAAATTTTTCTGCGTTGTCTGCGCGTCATTTTCTGTAAAGATTTGCGCGTAATCTGTATGTAATTTGTCGCGATAGTCAAAAAAAAACTAGCTGCGCCGTTTACTGTGCTTATACTTAAATTATCTTTAAATAATTCTGCGCGTTTACTTGCAGTTAAAAAATCGTAATCTTGTATTTTGTATTTTTCGCCTTTCTGTTCTGTTATAGGTCTATATAGTATAGCCATTACGTCAGACATTGCTAGCCAACCTTTAGACAGTTTATTATCTAAGTCTACAAATTCTTTTAGTTTTAATTCGTGTAAATTAGGGTGGAAACCGTAATCGATACCGTCAATATTAAATATTAAATTTAATTCTTTGTTACCTTCTTCGTTTAACAATGTTTGTAAAGTTTCTACAACTTCATCTATTTTATTTTTTTCGCATTTCTCTAGTAAATCTATAGGCGCTTTTGTAAGCGTGTTAATAGTTATTAATGCTTGTTGTGTTTCGTCTTCTACGCCTTCTATCTGTTGCATAAATTGCATAAAATCACCTAATTTAATTTGTTTCCAACTAGTAGGTATATTGTAATCTTTGTTGTTTAAAACTAAAATCATAAAATAAAATATAAAAGTTACTTTTTCAGTATATTAGCAAAGTTTTTCAATTATTATAATTGTTTTAAGTTTTTAAAGAGTAGCCAACGGACGCCCGAGAGCTACTCTTTTTTTTATTGTACATAATAAACGCCTTTAGGCTTTAACTCGTAATACATACGCATAGCTATAGCGTCTGCAAAATCGGGCGACCTACCAATAGCATTTTTTATATCTTCCTTAGATATTAATTGTAGCTTAGTATCTTTGTCAAAATTTTTACGCCGTACCTGTTCTAATTCTTGTATAATATAATTTTTGTATGATATGTTATTACAGCTTATATATACCTTAGACTTATTTATATAATCGCTAAGCAAATAATAGCATTGCGTCTTTAAGTTTATATAATTTTCGTTTTTAAGTGCCTTAGAATTGTTTACAAAGCCTTTACAGCGTAATATATCGGTACAGCCACCGCCTACGCCGTCGTCGTCAACTATTACATTTTTTAAATATACGTCGTGTTTAAGTTGTAAACCTCTTATACTGTCTGCCGCCTGCGTTATACTGTTTGTTTCTAATACTTTAAATTCTTCAGCGCGTAGACCGTTCCAATAAATTATTACTGTCTTATCTTTTCCATATCTCGCTATATCTGCAGTTATGTATTTTTCGCCGCCTTCTGTATCTTTTAATTCAAACGTATTTAGTATAGCGTCATAATTAATTAGTTTGTCTTCGTTGTCGTCGTATTCCCAACTACCATATAATAAACGTTGTTTACTTATGTTATCTAGTTTTTCTAACTGTTCTTTATAGTGTTTGCTTATATGTCTGTTGTCAGTAACTAAAGACTGAATAAATTTTCTATACTTTGGTAAATTGTTTTGTTTACTAGGTTTATAGAATGTATTATATACCCATTCTTTACTAGGGTTACACGTCATTAGTAGTTTAGGCGTTAAATTATATTTATCTAGTTTATAACGTATTCTACTACTAACTATTTGTTTTGCTTTTTCTGTAATTTGGTTACATTCGTCTATAAAAGCTGCGGTAATTTCTAAACTACCTAAACTGTCAAAATTTCGATCTGACGGGTATTGAAATAAATCTTTTAATATTACTTGACTGTCATTATAAAAGGTTATTATGTTGCTACTAGCGTTATACTTGTAATGTACATTAGCTTTTATATTCCATTGACTGCAAACGTCAAAAAAAGTATTTAACGTTGTCTTTTTTAAATTGTCTAATTTACTACGACCTATTAAACACCTTATACCGTCATAGTTAGTACATAACCAAATTATATACGCGCAACCTAAATAACTTTTGCCACCACCTGCAGCGCCGCCGAATAAAATTTCTGTTGTTGTTTTATCTGTTAAATATTTTAAAGCTAAACCCTGTTTTTTAGTCAACGTCGCTTTCATCAATTTGTAAAGTTATGTTAATAGGTTTTATTTCTGCGTTAATATCTAATTCTTGTTTTTCTATATATCCTCTACGCTTGCCTTTAGTCTTTAAATAAAAAACAGTTGCAGGCGTACTACCTTTTTTTATTTGTTTGTGTAACTGACTTTCTGCAAAGTCTATAGCTACGTCTTCTATGCTTTTTACAGCTAGTTTATAAGCTTCGTCTGTTTCTAACCAATTATAGTGTGTTTTACGTTCTATACCTACTATTCTAGCTGCAGACGATACAACGCCTAACGTTTTTTCTAGTGCTTGTATCATTGCTATTTTACCTTTTTCTGTTCTATCTTGCATTGTGTGTAATTTTGTGTATTATTTACCGCATAATATACATACTTCCTTATTATCTTTTTTTTCTTCTTTTTCTTCAGTATCTATATGCGTTTCTATGTCGTCTTCATTTACCCATACATCTAAACCCCATTGTTCTAAATCGTAACTATCCCAAGCATTAGCTAATATGTCATAATCCCAATCGCCGTAATTTAAATTATCTTTTATTATAAACTCTTTTTTCTGTTCATCTGTTAAATTACCTGCCTGTATAATATATACCTCTTTATAACCTAATTCTACTAATGCTTTATATCGCATATTGCCGCCTAAAATAATATTGTTACTATCTACTACTATAGGACGTAATTCTAACATTTGCGGTAAATTTTTAATACTTTCTTTTAGTTTTTCAAATTTCGCAGTATTGACTAATCTAGGGTTGTCACTATTAGGTATTATCTGTTGTATATTTACTAACTTCATTATGTTGTCTATTGTTTATATGCTTTTGCCTTTTAATTTCAAAATGTAAATGATTAATACATTTTTCTAAATCTTGTATAATACTGTTATTTTCTTTTTTTCCTGCACGCATTAAATACGCTAAGCATACGCCTATATTATAATTGTCGCCTGCGAAATCCTCTATTACTTCGTGCGCTTCATATTTATAATATTTGCCTTTATAGTATTTTGGTGTATTCATAAATTCTCAATTATTTTTTTTATGCCGTTGTAACATTCTTGTATACAACTACTACAGTTTGTAGTTAGTTTTACATTTTGTTTATACAATTCGTTGTACAATCTTATTAACTCTTGTTTGTAATGTTGATTGCTTGCGCGTCCTGTTTTGCAATTATCCCAAACGTCTAACAATCTTTGTTTTTGTTTATATGTAATTTCCATAAAATTTTTATTTTATATACTATGTATGAAATTAAAGGCGTACCTAGTATTACGTGAAATATATTTAAATGTGCTTCACCACAAAATCCAAATAAATGTTTTAAAAATTCTACCATTTGTTTAATGGGCATTTTTCAGACTTCCAACTAGCTTTTTTTGGTATAGGGCAACCGCAAACGCTACATTCGGGCGTACTAGTTACTTTATCTAATATTAATTTAGGGCAACGGCTGCAAATATATGACCTATCGTAAAATGTTGTTTCGTTTACATTTTCTAAACCGTTTAAAACGTGTTTACTAATTGCTTTTAAATAATTATAGCTTTTTACCATTATGTTTGGCGCGTTCGTTTTTTT